GTGACTCGGCTGGTGGTTTCGTCTCTGAAAGCTATCGTGACGAATCTCGCCGTAGCCAAGTGTTGCGTGTGCGTATGAACACCGACGAGGTCGTGATTGACCCGAATGCGGCGGTTCGTATCACCACCAACTTCGCCTAAAGAATTGTTGGTTGTTTCATAGGAATGGGGGGAGGGCGAAAGCTCTCCCCCCTTTTCTTTTTTGACATCCTTATGAACTAAAATCCTCAACCCCGAAATCCCCTTGAAATATCCTATCTCCACCTATTTAATTGCTGGCAATGAAGAAGAATACATTGGCCGATGTTTGGAAAGTTTCAAATCCATTTCAGCGGAGCTTGTTGTCTGCATCGCTAGGGGGAACGCTGTTCCAGACAAAACAGAAGAAATTGCCAAAGGTCTGGGTGCGAAAATCGTTCACTACCAGAATCAAAGAACTGATTGGTCGCACATAGACGATTTTGCCACGGCAAGGAACACGGCTCTTGGTGCGTGTTCAAATGAATGGTGTTTATGGGTAGATGCTGACGATGTGATGGCCGAGGATGGGGCGAAGGTTGTTGAGGAGGCTATTGACCTTGCCGTTGAGAAAGACGCTCACCTAGTAGCGTTAAAATACAATGTGGACAACGCCGGCCTTATTCCCCTCCGAGAAGAAATCTCAAAGAAAGGCACTTGCTACTGGAAAAATCGAGTTCACGAGATGCTTGTTACTAAAGAGCCAAACAAGACTATTGGGCTAGATAAGATTTTCAGAATCCACAAGCCCCACGGCTATAAGTCCAAAAGTGCTGAAAGGAACTTTAACATCCTAGCCGACACGCTTTCCACCGCCCCCAATGCCCTTTACTACCAAGCACAGGAATACTTTCTTTCGAATCAAATGGATAAGTGCATTGATTCCAGTATGCGAGCCTTGGCCTTCCCAGAGCTAGAGGACACGCTCCGCTACGATGTTCTATGCAATCTTGGCCGATGTGTTCCAGACAATGAAAGGCTTTCTTACCTAGGGCAAGCAGTAGCCCTGCAACCAGACCGCCGAGAGGCTTATTTTTATATAGCGAATCATTGGGCAGGTAAAGGGAACTGGATAAAGACCTATGGCTCGGCAAGAGCTTGTATGACTCTGCATAGACCCAAAACCCACTACTGGAATCTTGTGGAGGCGATCTACAACTGGCAAGCGATGGACTTATACGAGACGGCTTCGGTGTGTGTGGGAGAGGCCGGCGAGGTTGAAAAGATTAAAAAGATGCGACCCGCCCCTAGGATCAGCATTGTTCACGCCACAAGGGGGAGGCCGCAGATCGCTTGGCAAAGACGCTGGCAATGGCTTTCCCTAGCCCAAAAGCCCCTTGAGGTTGAATGGTTGTTTATGGTAGATCACGATGAAGCCGTTGATTACACCCCACACCAAGCCATTAGGTGCAACCCTGGAGGCATCATCAACGCTTGGAACGCAGGGGCTAAAATAGCCAAAGGGGAGATTATCATTCAAATGAGCGATGACTGGACACCCCCCCGCCATTGGGATGCCCTAATTTCGACCGCTATGGGGGATGCAAAGGCAGAGAAAGTGCTGGCAGTATCTGATGGGCTACGAGCCGACAAGCTCCTATGTATGGCCATTATGACGCAATCTAGGCTCAAGAGGCAGGGGGAGATGTTCTACCCAGAATATCAAGCTAGTGATGGCATATATTCCGACAACGAGGTGACCGACCGAGCTTATGAGGATGGGGTGATAGTTGAGGCTAGACATATCCAATTCAAACACGAGAATCCGATGTTCACCGGAGGCAACCCCGATGAGCTACTAAAAAACCACAATAAACCCGAACACTACCAAAAAGGAAAATCAATATATGAAAAACGCAAAGCAAATAATTGGATGTAGGAAAGCAAAAAAGGGGGAGGATACGAAGGGGCTTGGTATGATTAAGTTTGGGAAGTCGCGCCCCTGCAAAACTAAATACGTGAAAGTTGATATCACCTATGACGACAAGGCCAAGAAGGAACTTTTTGAGGCGGGGATGCTAGCTTTGCAACACGACCCAGAGGCCGTTATTCAATATGTTATTAAAAAGGCACTTTGCGAATTGGTAAAAAAATGAATGGATACACCAAGCTGGCATACGGCCATCTTTACCAAGATGTTGTGACTGGGGCAATCCCGACTTACTCAAAAGAGTATTCAGAAGAACGCTATGATAAGTATGACACAACGAGGCCGATGTCATTGTTGCGATTTGCCTTATGTAAAGAGCTTTTCAAATTTGATTCAGTCCTAGATTTTGGCTATGGGAACGGCGACTTCCTTTCTGTTTGTGCCGATAACGGCGTTAAGTCGTTCGGGTATGATGTCTCTGACTACCCCCTAAAGAAACCAGTAATTAAAACAAGCTCCCTCTTTATAGACTGCGATCTTGTAACCTTCTTTGATTCAATCGAACACCTAGAGACAAGAAACATATCCAGCTTACTAGCAAAACTTCAGACCAATCAAATCCTTATCTCTGTTCCTTGGTTTCACGATCTAGGGGACAATTGGTTCTACCACTGGAAACACAGGAGGGAGAACGAACACTTCCATCACTTTACCGCCGGCGGGTTGTGCGAAGTTATGGAGTCGGCTGGCTACACTCCGATCTATCACTCAAACCCAGAGGATAAGATAAGAAAATCCGATTTGCCCCTTCCCAATATATTGACGATGGCTGGCGTGAGGAATTAAGAGTGGCAAAAACAATCAAATACTCGCAGAGGTTAGGCGATGTTCTTCGTTGCCTCCCAGCTTGCAAATACCTAGCCGACCAAGGCCACGAGGTTTTCTTTGATTGCTTCCCTCAATATCATTCGGTCTTTGATCTTGTCTCCTATGTAAAAGTGGGAAGCAAGGGGAATGTTTTAGATTTAGAAATATGGCCGAACAAGTATGAGGCTTATCGCAAAAGCAAAAGAAGCTGGACTGACTTTGTGTATAGTCACCCAGAGATTAAGGACGCAGACAAGACCAACATCATCCTCGACAAGCTAGACGACAAACCAGCCGTGGGGCTTCCAGAGACTTACAACCTAGTAGCCGCCTTTGGCAATAGCCAAGGATTCTACCGCAATCCGCTAGAGCTTATCACCAAGGCACGAAACGATCTAGGCAAGGACAACTTCTATGTGATGACTCCACCAGAGATTCAGATTCAGGGGCTTTCCACCTACACCGCTTCAAGCGTTTCAGAGATGGCAAAGGCAATCAGAGGAGCAAAGGATTTCTGGGCTATCAATAGCACCCCAATCGTTCTTGCATCAATAGTGAGAAGGGGCAAGCCGACTGCCTTCTTTCCCCAAAAGAACGAGTGGGAAACTGACAACATATTTGATTTTGAGGGGATGTTTAGGCTGGATTGACATAGGAGGTGATTTTATGGCTGGCACAATCAGCACCTCCTACTTCGCAACGGACTTGTCCTATATGATTCAAGACCTATATCAATCCGTTACTGGGCTTGCCTCTTCCGCAGTTTCGGCATCAGTCACAGACCTTGCAACTTCTAGCCAGCTAGATATCGGCGGGGAGGTATTTAATATCACCCAAAGCCTCGTTGTCTTGGCTTCGTCAATCTCTGCCCCCACGATTGGTTCACTCTGCACCGTGAGTGGCGTGGAGCGTATGATCGGAGGATTTTCGCAAAGCACAGATGGGCTTTCATACACCATCGAACTTGCGGAAATTACGACCTAATGGCCTCAATAGAGAGGGAGGTTGAGAACGCCCTCCTTAATGTTGTCTCCGGTATTACTGGCGTGAACTTCTTTACTAGCGAGAGGGGAACGGCTCGCACTATGCCAAGCGTGACGGTTCAAGCTGAAATCAGCGGGGAGGAGCTTGTGCCTTTCTCTGGTGTGTTCAAAACACCTGCCTCGATAACCTATGTAGCAAGGGCAGACACAACGGCAAGAGTCGACTTCGATGCCAAGTTTTATGACATACTAGAACAACTCTATCGTGACCCAGACCTAGCGAGTTACCTCACCGATCACTCAAACATAACTTTCTATGTGGCGAAGGTGACTGGGGATACTCCCGCCGTAATAAGCCAAAACCGCACTTGGTCAAGGGCTATGACTTTAGACATCACAGCAACGGCAAAGAAATGAACAACAGCGTTCAAATCAATGTGGAGGATGCGATTGCTGGCCTTCTTGCATCAATCTCTGGCCTTAATATTTATAAGACAAATAGGATTGGGGCAAAGCTATTCCCATCAGCCACAATCTCTGCATCGGTTGGGGGGCAGTTGCTTGGCAACTACACCGGAGTGTATGAAGTAGCCGTTACAATCGACTACTCCGACACAGCGGCCAAGATTAGCCAAGAGGACTTTGACGCTGAATACTGCTCGATCTTTGAGGCATTCTATTCTGAAACTCAACCACTCTTTACTAAGATTCAGAATAACATTTTAGATACAAAGGTTTATACGGCTCGAATTACTGGACAAACCCCAACCATTAGAACTGCTAAAAGGGCTTGGCAGAGGGGATTGAAGATGAGCCTTATTTGCACCCCATCAGAGCTAGCCGATGGTTTGCGATACTTGGATTTTCACGAAAAGCGGAACTCTATGTATGTGGGCGTGATTTAACAAGGAGCTTGAGAATATGGCACTTTCCATTTTAGACGGCAATCAGTCAGCAACTACGCTCTCAACCATCCTTTCCAGTGGGCAACACATCACCGCCCATACGGTTGTTAGCCTTGGCACTCAAGCGATTACAGATATGCGGGGTGCAGTTAGCGGAAGCGTTGTCTCCATCTCCAACTTCCCCGCAACCCAGCCAGTATCGATTGCTTCAGTCACGGTAGGGAACACGGTTACAATCGCTGGCACGGTGACGGCGAATGGCGGGGATTTTGCCAGCCCACCTCTAGGAGCATATCCAGCAAAGGCATTGAGGATTGGGTTTGTTGATGATGAACAATATAATGCAGTTGGTATTGCTAGTGGCGGGAAGCCCCTCCCAATTACATTATATGATAATCAACAAAATGTTTTAGGTGGGACTTCAAATGGAATGATTCCACTCGCCATCTCTGGGACGGTCACAGTCGGTTCTGCCCTCCCCGCTGGCACGAACCGCATTGGAGTGGTGACGATTGGAGGGGGAACAGTAACGATTGGGGCAGGTACGGCGCAGATCGGAAGTGTAACGGCCAGCATCAGCGGTACTGTTCCAGTAAGCGGAACATTTTTCCAAGCCACACAACCAGTATCTCTAACAACTCTTCCAGCATTGGTAGCGGGAACGGCTCAAATCGGCTCTGTTACTGCATCAATCAGCGGCACTGTTCCCATCAGCATTACATCGGTAACTATTGGTTCTTGTGTTACGCATGGAGTGACGATTGCAAATACAGTAGTTACATTCTATCCGATGCAGGGAACGACGGTAACTAATAGTAATTTTACCAGTACCACGGCCTCTACCACGCTTGTGTCGGCAGTTGCAAACAGGGAAGTGCTAACCGTGTTTAATGAAGGGGCTGGCAATCTTCACATCTCGCCCGGTGCTACCTGCACAACCGTGGCCTACCAAGTGCGTCTATCTAGTGGTGATTATTGGGAATGCCCGCAGGGACAACTTTCCCTCGCCCATACCGCAGTATTCGCAACGGCTGGCACGGCTAGGGTGACGCAAGTTAGCTAGGCGGTATTATGCCGCTATATTCGGCTACTTGCCCATTACCCAAAAATAAGATGCTAAATAGGCATCGTGTAGCACCATTTTCACCAAGCGATATTAGCGGTCTTTCATTATGGCTCAAGGCCGATACTGGCGTTACAACGCAAGCAGAACAATTTATAAGTCAAATTGTCATTAGCGGTGCAGGAACAACAACCTCTGACGGAACATATACAAGAGCATCTGGAGGTAATACACAATTTAACGGACCGAATGGAAATTATATTTATAATACAGGTGGCTCTGAATGGGCTTTATTTGATACGCAACTTTACAATATTAACAACGAAGATTATGGTTATGATTCATATTATACTGAAGATTTTGCTAATTGGTATATTTCGGGAGCAAACTTAGGAGAAAGCCCAGCACCATCTGGCACAATAACAAATATTCCAACTGGTATTACGTTTGTCACAGCGTGGTCAGATCAGAGTGGGAATACTAATAATGCTAGCCCAGTAGATGCCCCTCCTGTTTTTAATGCGTCAGACCTAAACGGCAAGCCAACAATAAGCCTCTCATCAATAGCTGTCGGACAAAATCAATCACTTCAAATCAGCGGTAATCCCATGGGAGCGGTTGGCTCGACAGCATTTGTGGTTAATTATGTTGATCCAAATGTATTCTCAGTAGATAACGAAGGCGGAGATGCTAATGGAGCATTACTTGGCAATTTTGGTAACGCTAGCGATGGAAGTCATTGGCCTTATGGCTTTACCAATTCGGTTTACGATTCATTTGCAACAGACACTCGAAAAGATGACCTTGGATTGCCAAGTGGAATTACAAGCTGGAACATTTATTCGGTTTATTCGCAAGATAATGACTGGAAGATATTTTGCAACGGCGCAGAGTTTTATTCAGACGAAGCAAATGTTTATTCAAATGGCATAGCAAATTCAACAAGTCTTTATATTGGGATGCAAAACAACGCTGGAACGGAACAGATATTTAAGGGCAAGGTCGCAGAGGTCGTGATTTATAACCGAGTCCTTACAACCCCAGAACTTGAACAAGTTGAGGCGTATCTAAACGCTAAATATGCAATCTACTAATATGCCCCTCCTTCTGCTTACCCTCTTGCTCTGCTCCTGCTCGCCACGGCCAGCAAATAACACAGGACTGCCGAACTACGAAATGATGCAAGCGGCTGAGGATGCAGGTCAAACGCCCAGCAAATAGAGCGTATGATGCACCAATACACTTATGAGGATTTTATGTCGTCGCTTAAATGGCTTGAGGCCGAGGGCTACATCGAAAAATTCTACGACACCAACGGCGATCTATGCGTTCGTGTGTGCGAAGGGGCAGAGGATTGTGAAGTATGAGTGCAGACCAAGTTGCAGATTTAAGGGAGAGACTCGCCCGGATTGAAGAACGGCAGACCAATATCATATCTATCCTAGAACGCCACACTAGCGAACTAGCCCAATGGACAAGCAAGATTAACGGCAAGGTGGATACCCTTGAGAGGGAGTCGCACACCATCAAAACAAAGCTCTGGTTGGTTGCCTTGGTTTCGGGAGCGGTATTTTCTACAATCTGGGAGCTGATTAAGGTGCGAGTGTTTCCACGATAATTTGACACAAGCAAAGGAGATTATGAATAAAACATTATCTTTTGAGGTTTCAATCTAATGCCCGCCACGACTGTTGGTCAATCGGGCTTGGTGTTCGGATTAACGGCGGAGACGATCGGACTCGTCCAGAGCTTTTCTGAGACAAGGAACATTGAGAAGAACGAAGTCCGCAACGCTAGCGGCGATATTACCGGAATTGGCTACTACAATCCAACGACCGCCTACTCACTTTCAGTAGCAATTACTGGCGCAAATACTTCTCTCACAGTTGGCGGGGCTTTCTCCACCCTTGCCAATGCGACTACGGTTGGAAATGTCAGAATTGATTCCTTGACCATCAATAAGTCAAATAGTGCCTTCGTAACTCTGGATATATCGGCGACTGGCTATCCGAATGTAAGCTAATAGAGGTTCTAATCCTCTATTGAAATCCTAAACTTATGCAAGGCACTTCCTACTGGGGAACGACAAATATAAAGATTGCCTCGTGCGTGGCCGCTTTTGGTGGGACGCTACGCCAATCAGACCCAGTAACTCATATCGTAAAAGAAGATGGCTCTCGACAGGTTACTTTCTGGTTCAATAGCGGGGAAGGCGCAGAAGCCAAAGCAGAGATGGAAAGAAACTGGGGGGATATGAAGTCAGACAGCGAAAGCCCCATTCGATATGTCCGAGCGGCACTAGAGAACCGAGAAACGCTTCTAGGATTGGTTAAAAGAGCCGAGCCAATTCAGATCATAAAGAGAGGGGGGCAGACGCTCCTCGTCCCTATAAACGCCAAACCAGAGCTAAAGAAGGCCATCTTGAGGGCAATATAAAATGAGTGACATCCTAAACGAAGAATTGAACGCAACCTTTGTCCGTCCCGGTAGGGACTTCAAAGGGCAACCCCTAGCCGAATATACAGAAGGCTCTCGCCTCCTTATGATTCAAGCAAAGGAACAGGAAGATTCCCCAGTCTATTTTGTTTGGGCGTTTCTATATCTGCACATCCTTCTGGCTAAAAATCGCAAAGAGGCCATCAAGTTGGCTTGGAACAAGGAGGCTTTTAAGGAAAGTCTGTTCGATTGGGTTTCTGATAAGACTCAAGAGGATAGGGATATGGCAACAAATATTGTTTCTGCAATTATTGAGGAGGCAAGCAAGGCGAGGGTTTCTATTGTATCAAGCGGGGGTGAAGGCTTCTCGGTGGGAAACGAGTAACGCCAGCTTGGACTGCCTACACCTTTTTCACGCTGGCACAACGCACCGGATGGAGTCTCGAATATATGCTTTGGGATTTACCAATCTGCGCCCTCAACCAAGGAGTCCACACCTATTTGTATGAGGAGGGTGTGCGGTTGATGCGAGAAACATCGGTTTCTTCTTCTGAGAAAAAAGAGATGGCACAACTTATGGGCATAGAAGTTTAACATCCAAAGGGGTATATAATGAAGATTCTGACTGCGTCCGTAGGTAAAGATGGAGGCATCGTGTCTAACTATGCACAAGTTCAGAAAGCCCTGGAGGACTATGTTCAAGTTCGCAATCAGAGCGTCTATGATTCAGTAAAAGAAAAGATGGCGAACATAGCATTTAAGGCCGCACAAAATACATACTTTGCCCCACGACCAGCCATCAAAGCAAAGCTTCTAGCTCTGCCAATCACAAAAGACAATGGGAAAAAGCGCACCGGAAACACGCAATATGTCGGCCTATATAAGCTAATAAATTGGCAGAGGAAGAATATGGGGCTTATTCCCCTTGGTGGAACTAAAAAGATGATTGTAGGTATGAAGATTACAAAGAAGAAGTATTTTAACAAGGGATTAACAGATTTTGGAAAAGAGACTGTATATAAGTTTAAGCCAATTATGGGTTCAAAAACACCAAGAAACACAGGGCCGTCGCAGGGAGTTTCAAGGTTTATGGATGGAAAATCAAAGCCCTTCGTTCAAGCAAGGATGAGGGGTTCAAAGTTTTTAAGAATTGGTTGGGCTTGCGCCGCCGCCGCTTTAGGCAAGTCATTCAGCAAGGGCGATTTTGGTTCAGCTACACTTGAAAGACTTTCAGGCAAGGCTTACGGAGGCGGGGCGAATATCACAAACCTAGCTCCGGGAAGCAACCGATTCGAGATTTACAATGGAGCAGGCGTGTTTGACCTAAGATACAAGGGAACTCCTATGCGAAGCTCAAATGATATAAAAAGGGCAAGGGCAGTTCAAGAGGCTGGCTTATTGGCTGGCCTACAGGCAGAAATAAAATCAATGTATGAACTTGTAATTAAAAGAAATTCTCAAGCGTGGTTTGGCAAGAAATTGAATGTAAAGGCTGTCTAAAATGGAGCCGCTAATCTTTCAGATCGAGACGCGAGCCGATGATTCTGGGGTTCGTAAATTTGATAAAAGTGTTGGGGGGTTAGATTCTTCTGCCAAAAAAGCCTCTGCCGCATTAGGCTCTTTCTCGAGGGACTTGCTCAACGCCAAATCTGGGGCTGATGTAGCGGCCGCAGGGGCAGATGCGTTATCTAGAGTTCTTCAGAAGTCTTTGGCTGGGGCAGTTGTAATCGGGGGCATCAAAATTGTTGTCGATCAGATAGAGCAAATGGCTCAAGTAATCCGCTCTGCTGGCGAGGCGACTGGGGCGGCAGTTACGCAACTTGAGCGTATGGGAGAAGTTAAGGGGCTAGAAGATGCCACAAGGGCAGTTGGTGTTTTAGAAGGGTCACTCGATGGAGTGAGCAAACAATTAGGAAGCATCAAAGATGGAAATTGGTTCACAAAAATAATTGATGGAGCTACTGGAACTAGCAAGGAACTAGAACAACAAAGAGCGACTTTAGAAAGATTGCGAGACAGCCTAATTGCCCTGGGCTTTGCTAGCGAAAGAAATAATGCAGAAAGAATGCAGGGATTGAGTGACGAGCAAAAGCAGTATGACGCAATCGATCAAAGGCTAAATAAAAGACTAGAGCTTGCAGACAAGATATCAGATCAATCGGTTAAGGCGGCCGCAAAACAAGATGCAATCGCATTGGCCGAGATAGAAAAGCGTAATCTCACGATAAAGCTAACCGAAGAACAGGGGAAAAAGGAGGCCGACCTTGCAACACAAAGAGAAAAAGATGCCGCCTCGGAACTTGCGGCGATGGAAAAGATCAGAGAAGCCCAACAAAAAAGATTCAACGAGCTATACGATGCAGAGGTAAAATCTCAAGAGCAGATGCAGAAGAGGATAGATGCAGAGCTAAAAGCGGAAGAAGCCAAAGCGGCTCGAAAGCAAGAACTACAACAAAACCTAGCTCAAGCACAAGAATCTCAAAAGCAAAATACAGCAGGACAAGCATCGTCTATTGCTGGTTCTATGAGTGGGGGTTCTGCATCAAGAGGTGGTGGTAGAAAAACAAGCTATGAAATAGGATTAGAAAAAGCTCAAGAGACGGCGTTCCAAACGGGCAGAACACAAGCCTCCGATGCAGAAATTCAAAGAAAAATAGATGAAATAAAGCAAGAAAGAGCCGCCGTAGGAGACACAAGATTTACTGGCAGAACTGATGCTATGAATAGGCTGAAAGATGAGGCCATAGCGGCCGCAGAAGCACAAGGCAGAGCCTCTTTAGGCACAAATGAAATGGCACAATCTGTTGAAACAGCACGAACGGAATTGAATAATTTTTCTAATAACACCAGCGATGCTTCTAACTATGCAGATTCTTTCTCAACTAATCTATCTGATTTGGGAACTGATTTTGATAGTGCAATAGAAAGTGCAAATAATTTTTCTTTCGGGCTGACTGAAAATTCTGGAAATATGATTGACGACTTCCTTAACACAGGGAAAGAGTCTAGTGCTCTCGGGGAAGATTTTAATAAAACTGGCGATGAGGTAGAAAAGTTTGGGGAGGCTGTAAAGAAAGCCACCCCACCTCCTAGCGGTGGGAGTGACCCTACGACTCAGGCTGGAAAATCAAAAAAAGGTGACCCTTCAACTAAAATATACGAACTGCTCAAGGAAAATCTCGAAGAGATGCGAAAATACGCATTTGTGAAATAACACTATGGCAACAAATATAGTCGGAACATTTCCAATCCTTAACTCAAAAAAATCTCAAACAGATGAATATGGATTTGATTATGTATCCTATGGGTACACCATAAAAACATCCGACTTGGCCTCCTATAACATAAAGAAAGACGATATCTTTACTGGCATTGAGTCTTGGACTGGGACTTCTTTTTCAAAAAGCCCCAGTCTTGGTTCAACTTATGTTGTGGAGGATATTCAATTCAACAACTTGGATGGAGGACTAACACAAATTGAGGTTAATACAGTCGGATGCAAAAACCAAATAGAGTCAAACTCTCCAAAGGTAAATATAATATCCGGTGGCGCGCTTATATTTGGATTATCTGGAACACGCCCTAGCGGAAATATTTGGGGGTATGGAGTTGGTGGCGCAGGGCAATCCGTAGAAGTAAAGTTCCTTGCCAATGGAGGAGCGATAGGTCAACAAGAGGTTTTTACCAAATATGCCTCTTCTTTGATGCCAGCATCTTTTAGGGGAATTTCGCTTCCAGCACAAGCCAAAGAACCCCACCGCTTTTCAAATGTAATCTACCAAGGAGGCGGGCAGACTGGGAGTGGATTCCCTCAGGGAATAGACGGTAATTATTATGGATTTGTTTGTAAATCGATTTTAACGGAAAAACGAGGAAGTCTATTAGTTGTAACGCTAATATTTTCTGAGGCTGGGAATGCAACCGAACACAGTATTACTAGCCCAACAACCGGAGTTGGTAGTACATTCTATAATTTTCCGATTGTAGGATAACAATTTATGCCGAGAGAACCAAAGCTAGATATGTTGCCTGATAAGGAAATGGCAATATCCGGTGAAAAATTCAGAAAAATAGTAAGGCGAATTGAGTCTATTGTTCCGCTTGCTGGCTTCTCAATTAAGACAGAAGAAGTTGATGGAGGAATAAAGCTCCACCTAGATGCAGAGAGAGTGACGCTAAATGTATGCTCGAATGGAACTCCTGCGACATTGGTCGTTTATACCTATAAAGCCCCCGAAAGAACAATTTAGCAAGTGACAAGGACTAATCAATATGGCATCCAACATTGATATTCTTTTAGATAAATCTAGCGGTCTTCTCTTGGGCGGTTCAGCCCCCGCCGGAGCATTACCATCCTTTACAAGAAACGATGTTTATCCCTTTCGAATCCGTGTTCTTGAGCGTAACTCAGACGGCTCATATACAGATGCCAATCTATCGAGTCCGTCATTCTCTTTGGGAATAGGAAACATTGATGCGGTCGCAACTGACGGTCAATTCAAACTTACGACCACAACAGGAACTTCTACGGCCATATCGTTTAATGCCACCACGGCTCAAGTGCTTTCTGCCATCAGTGCCATCGCTGGAAATGTGACTGTAACAACATATGGGGATACTGGTTCAGCGTGGATTATCACCGCGGCTACTGCCAACACGGCACTTAGCTTCGGAGCGTTGCCATTCACTCTATTCCCAACTGCAAATGTTCAAGTAAATACTCGCAGAGTCCCAACGGCCTCAGTCTTTGCACAGCAAATTGTTTCTTTGAGTCGCAATCCCGCTGTATTTTCTAGCTCCTTTACCTCTGTTTCTGGTGATGGTATTACACTCACACAAATACAAGAAGGTTCTGCATCCCTCAACGAAACTTATGCACTTAGCATTGGCAATGATGTATATGGTGGCTCATATACCTTGGCGTATGGCGGCTATTCCGTTGGGATTCCTTACGATCAAAATGCCACCAATGTTACTACCTTGCTTTCAGCAATAACAGGTATTGGGGCAGGGAATATCTCGGTTGTTAGTGACTCAAAAAGAGGATTGATTATATCATTTGTTAATGCTCTTGGCCTTCAAAATGTTTCTACTGCCCTCACCCTAGATGCCTCGGGGGTGAAGATTTATAATTGGTATACAGCAACGGTCACAATGTCTACTAGCGAGCTTGAGGAATTGTTTAATGAAGCAGGGAAAGATACAATTACCCCAACGCTAGAAATTGAAATGACAGAGAGCGGTCAAACAAAGACACTCCTTCAATATACTACCTCAATCAGCAAAGACTTAATTTTGACTGGGGCTTTATCCCCCGCAGATTTGGCTCTCTACTACACCAAGGCACAAGTGGACGCTGGATTTATTGCCGATTCTGCTACGAATGTAAATGCGACCAATCGAGCATTAAAATCTTCTAGCGGCGTTACTGCCGTAAATTATGGTGGTCGCACCCTAGTGAATAGTGCTGGTTCAAATGTGTTAAGTTTCGGCACAGGGCTTGCCTTCTCTGGTGTGATGGGATTTTATGGGGCAACCGTTACGGCTCAACCCTCTGGCGTAAACATCGTCTCTGGACTAACAAACATTGGCTTAATTTCCTACACCCAGCCCACGGCAGTTAATGTTGTTTCTGGCCTAATCAATACTGGGCTAATCGCAAGTGGCACAACTTACGGCGTGCTTCCGCAATCTCCTCGAACAGTCACAACGCTTACCTCAGTTTCATTTGGAACTCTTGCTAGCAACGATCAGCATTATCGGGATGTGGTTGTGACTGGTGCGGCAGTAAATGATATTGTTTTAGTTGGCTTACCATCGGCAATTTCAGCGGGTGCAATTATTCAAGGCGTGGTTTATCAGAGCAATACCGTCTGCTTGTCTTGTGTAAATGCAGATAGTGTTTCGATAGATGTAAACACGGCAACCTACAGAATCACCGTCATCGGCTATTAACTAGGGACTAGTCGCCCAACGAAATCCTATGGGTAAAATCTTGTTTCCAGATTACTTTCCAAACAGATGCGGGCCTTATGATTCAGACCCTCGATATTGGAACACAGATTTAGCTGGATTTATGAGGATGTATTGGAGGGTCAAAACTTGGGAAATAATAATTACAGATTATTTTCCTTTTTTTGATGAGACATACACAAAGACTTTGCAATTTCAGAGATTTTATGATAACTATATTGTTACCTCTGAGGAGCAACTGGTGTGTGGATTAAATCTTACAACGACCTTAGATCCAGACAATATGAGATTCTGGGATTTTTATATCAATCCATCTTTTAATAATTTTAGTTCTTATTCTTTACGTAGCGCAGCTTCATTCGCACTTGCCGAAGGAAATGATAGGGGAACTCAAATGGGAGAGCCTAGTTTTGATATGCCAAATCCAGAACCATATACAGTAAATATTGAGAATTTTGGTTCAGATACAGCATCTGCAACATTTTATAGAAACTCAGCTGATGAATTTGAGGCTTATGTTACTGCTAGAGTTATTGCCCTTGATTATTGGTCTTACGGAGGGACATACGACACGACAACTGGTGAGCCTTTGTGAATTGTTCTGTATGTGGCAAGGCAAGAAGTTTGTCTAGTTCTATCTTAGAATGGACTAATGCGGGGATGCCGATTGCAAATTCCGCTACGCTTGAAAGCCGAGAGGGTGTTTGTCTTACGTGCGAATTATACAAGAAGCCCATATGCCAGCGGTGCGGTTGCGTCATAGCCATAAAAGCAAGACTGCAAACCAGCAAATGCCCAGAGGGCAAGTGGTAGCCTTTGACACTCCCCCCTTACTTATGAACCAAATCTTAGCCTTCGTTCAGACTCAAGACTTGTTTGCTTGGCTTGGAGCATTGACCGCCCTTCTGACTGCGGCGATCGCTATTTGTGCATTGATTCCCGGTGACGAGCCGGAGGCCACGCTAACTAAGGTAGTTTCGTTCCTCTCAAAGTTCTCACGGAAATAACAATGTGGGAGGCCATTCTCGCCTCGTTTGCTGGTGTAATTGGAATCATCGCTTGGTGGACAAAGAACCGAGCCAAGACAAGAAAAGAACGAGACGATGAAGAGATTGCTTACAACCGGCGTCTCCGTGATTCAGAAGTGGACGCTTGGATTCATCGCCGCTAGTTTAATTTGTGGGTGCGTAACCACCCGCCCTTACGACATTGGCGAAGTCCCGAACCAAGATTCGATTACGGACTTCATTATGCGGTGGGACAAACTCGACCGAACCAAATCAACCCCAGAAGAATACAGACAGCTTTTTGGGCAATCGCTCAAAACGATTTCTCGACTCGTGGAGGAGAATGAACGACTCCGAAAGAGGCTCGATCAATGACGATTCGGGAGGCCGTGGAAAGGTCAAGAGGCCACATAGAAAAGTGTGAGCCTAGTTTCGGCAAGCGGGTAGGGGCTTGGTACTCGGAGCTGATGAGCAAAAAGATTCCGGTGCTGATCTACTGCTCGGTCAGAACGCCTCAAGAGCAAGAGGAGCTATATGCCCAAGGCCGAACCAAGGCTGGGGTCAAAGTCACAAACGCTCGTGGAATACCCCCGCAATCGCTCCACATTGACCAAGGAAAGGGGAGTCACGCTATTGACTATGTTCCCCTTGCTCGCACCCCTAGCGGTGATCTAGTGGCCTCTTGGGACGATGATCAAGGCTATTCAATCACCCGCAAGATTGCGGAGAAGCACGGCCTTCGAGGATTGGATTGGGAACAGCCCCATCTTGAGGATGCAAATATCTCTGGATGGAGGGAGCTTATCTCTCCGCAAAAGCAAGAGGTGAACAATCAAAAGATTTCCCTAGTCAATAAGCGTCCGTGGTCTAGTCGTTAATGGATGACATCAGCTCAGAGCGTGGAGAAAACAACCGAGGAAGTTTTTACAAAAAAGCACGATCTCCATCTCACTACTTTGCAAATGGCGGCGGTCGAATCGATGGAGAGGAAATATAAAAAGGGGGTGGTAGAACACGGCGGGACTAAATTGTGGGAAATGCCCACCGCCCGACTCGTAGAGAATGCAATCGAGGAGGCAACCGACCAACTGACCTATCTCCTCACGCTTCGCCAGCAAATGCACATTGTGATGGAGCTTGCAAGGGATGGATGCACGGACGAAACATTGACAAACCCTCGAGCAAGAGAGTGTTGCAATCTTATTTACACAACTCTGACTGGTCAATCTAAACCATTATGAAGCCAATTAAGTTCGTTGCTTGTGGAGACATCCACGGCGATGAACAAGATGCCCCCTCGGTAAAGGCTCTGCTTGCTTTCACGAAAGAATATCAACCCGATCTAGTCGTTTGCATTGGTGACCTCTGGGACTTTCGAGCAATCCGTAAGGGTGCAGGGGATGAGGAGCAAGCATCGAGCCTTCAGAAAGATTGGGATTGTGGGGAGGAGTTCATTCGAGAGTTCTTTAAGTTCGGGGATGAGAGAATCTTTTTAAGGGGCAACCACGATGAACGGATTTTCGATATGGCTAGGAACAGCCGAAGCGGATTGGCTCGTGACTACGCCAACGATGGAATAGAAAACATCGAAGCGATAATGAAGGAAACTAAAGCGAGGATGTTTCCCTACGATTCTGTCGGTGGGATTTACAAGTGCGGCAACCTATCCTTCGTCCACGGATACGGCCACGCTATGCACAGCGGGAAGCAACACGCAGACGCTTACGGAGATGTTATCTTTGGACACACTCACGCCATTGATTATTTTCGTAGCGTCTCCATCGACCCTCGCACCGGATTCAATATCGGATGTTTATGCAACAAGACCCCAGAATATAATCGAGGCCAACTCCGCAGACTCCGCTGGCAACACGGCTGGGCTTTTGGTATGATCTACCCAGACAAGACCCACGATGTTTTCCAAGCACGGCAAAGGGGCAACAAGTTTTACCTACCGACAAACATAAAATCCTTCTAATGAAATCCCCACGAAATCCTTGGCAGAAACTTCTACAAGAACACATCCAGAATAAAGAGTGTCCTCCTATCCCAGAGGGATTCAAAACTCGTGCAGAGATAATGAAATTGACTGGTAAAAAAACCAGTTCCATCGATCGCCTCCTCCGTGAATTACTAGAAAAAAAGAAGCTCGAAGTCAGGAAAATTAAAATCGTTCTTCCAAATAAAAGGGGATACACATTCTTTCGATGGATAAAAGCCTACAAAATACTGCCCGATAAGTAGCCTAGTTATAGGGACTTACAAACAATCGTAAATAAACCCTTGACAACTTGTGGGGGTGTGATAGAGTGTGGGTATGCAAGAAACAACAACCAACACCGAGATGAGTGCGGTAAAAGCCACTCGTAAAAGTAATAAAATAGCAAATCTGCCCTACGAAATTCGGCTAGGGTTTGGGTATCTTGTGAAATATGGGACAGAATGCAAGTTCGACATTGCTCGAAATGTTATTTCAAAATGCCCAGAAGAAGATGCCTTGAAGGTAATTGCCAGCATCGAGGCCGCTCGTGAGTTTTTTTGGCAGAATTGTGCCTAACCCCCAACCCAGAAAGGAAACCAAACCAAATGAAAATACTAGAACGCATATCAACCCCAACCCGATGCTACACCAAGTATGATGACGAGGGCTTTGTAGGTGCTGGCGTAAAAATCAAAACTTGGGAACAGCGAGTTCAAGAACTAGAAAACCTTGGAGCTGATAGGAGCGATGCTCAAGCGGTCATAGATGCCGAGGACATCGTAAATCGAGGAATGCAAGCAGAAACCTTTGCTTTTTCGATGCAATGGAATCGTCAAGTTCGGCTAGACAAGGCTAGGCAAACAATGGCTAAAAATATAACCAAGAAAGGAAACCAAACCAAATGAATAAAATCCTAATCGCATACATCATAGGCCTAATCGTAGGTGCTGGCTCAACCCTTTTCATCGTTGAGCAACTCCTAAAATAAGGCTTTACATAACCACCCGAAATCCTCTACAAACAAACAATGACATCCTTCCCACTCCCAGCAAGGCCAGTAGGTTCAGCCGTTCCAGCCGCCCACGATGAGTTCTCCGATGGGTTCTCCATTGAGGGAAAGTTGAATGGTTGGCGTGGTTGGTTCGACCAAGAGACCAAGCAGGGCTACAATCGCCACGGCAAGTTCGCAATAAATCACAACCTAATGGCAGATATGATTCTCGGTGCTGGTATCAAATCCCGCTTTGTTGATTGCGAAATTATGGGACAACGCACCAAGACTGGCAAAGGCACAATCGTTGTGATGGATGCCTTCGACCCAGCCAACCCAAAGCCCTACGTTGAAAGAATGAAAGAGATCGAACACCTGGAGGCCGTGACCTTCGATGTGCAATCGAACAAGCTCCTTCGGTTCGTTCGCCTTGCCCACGATAAAATCAATTCGATATGGGAAGAGATGAACTTTCAAAACAACAAGGCCGGCGAGGTTGTTTGGGAAGGCTTTGTGATGAAAGCTTTGGACGATGGCAAGTATCCCTTCATCACTAACCCATCGTACTGCTCCCCCGCTTGGCAGAAACAACGGATACGCTGGTGATTATTTTCCTCGTAGTTTTCTTTGGGCTTCTGATTCTGCAAGGCGTGAGGATATTTGCAAAGCACATCGACCAGCAGAATTATGAACGCAGGAAGTTTTATTTATTCGTGGCCGCCGAGATAGATAAGATGGACAAGATTGTTGCCGAGGGCAACCAGCCCAAAGAACCCAAAGAACCAGAGTTACTTCTCCCGACAAAGAACTGGGTGGGGCGTAACTAAATGAAGCTTTCCCCATCTGCCAAGTTCGAGCTTTTATGGAAAAGCCTTGGCGGCTGGGGGCTGTTAAAGGAATACAAGTTTGCAGATGGGAGAAGGTTTCGTTTTGATTACTACCACATTGATCGTGTAGCCATCGAACTCGAGGGCGGTGTTTGGAGCAGGGGCAGACACACAAGACCCTCCGGGTTCTTGAACGATATGGAGAAATACAACCTCGCCGCATCAATGGGCATCCTAGTTTTCCGTGTTCCGTCCCACGACATCAGCACGAAATGGCTTTCCCCGATAATCAAAACCATAAACGAAAGGAGTGCTAAATGAAAGAAGGAGATAAGCCATTAGAGGCATATTCAAAAGAACAAGATGATATGCGAAGGCAAGCAGTATCAGATTGGAAAGAGCGTTATATACGCTTCGGAATGTGGGAAGAGCTAGACCAACGAAGGGACAAGGCGAAGGCCGAACAAGAGGCGAAGGAGAAATCAAATGAGTGAAGAACTTCCTACATTTTGGCACGAAGAACCAGCCAATAAAAAGCGACCAAATGAAACTACGGATGAATGGGTAGTAAGATTGTTTGGGGCTTTCCCAGATACCGAGTTCGACCAACGGAATGACTTCAGAAGTTTGAATTTGCCAGTCAGCGGAAGCAGAGAAGATCGTGAGTCGCTGGGTGACTACGACTACAACCAACAACCAATAAGGAGAATGAAATAATGAGTGATAACCAATTAGCAGTAACCAACGGCAACGGAGTCTCCAACCATATCCGACAAGCGACTGATGTGGCTGGGGCTTGTCGAGCCATCGTAAAGGAAACTTGCCAACGCATCGGCCAGAAAGATTATGTCCGAGTTGAGGGCTGGCAAGCCATCGCAGTAGCTCACGGATGCGTAGCAAGTGCAAGAGATGTTGAGAGACTAGAGGACGGCTATCGTTGCATCGGTGAGGTGAAGCGAATGGACAACGGCCAAGTAATCTCCCAAGCGGAGGGGTTTCTGGGCGATGATGAGCCGATGTGGGAGAAGCGTCCGACCTACGCCAAAAGGGCGATGTGTCAGACGAGAGCAATCAGCAGGGCTTGTCGTTCAGCATTCGCACATATCGTAGTCCTAATCGACAAGAGCCTATCGACCACCCCAGCCGAGGAAGTTCCTTATGGGGGCTTCCAAGATATCAACACGGAGAAGTTTGAGGAAGCACCCAAGGCCGAACCCGCCAAGATAAGCAAAGCAGACCTTGCAGATATCACAGCCAAACTTAACGCCCCCAACAAAACCAACGGCACAGAGCCTCGTGATATGGAACTGAAGTTCGGCAAGTATAAAGGCTCGACTCTCCGACAGATCGCCGCCTTCGGTGAGAAGGGATTGGACTACTTGGACTGGCTATCGAAGCAGGAATTGAAACCCGGTAAGGACGGCCAGCCCTACAAAAACGACATCATCAGAAACGAAATCATCCAAGAGATTCTTCTCGAGAGTGAAGCGTTAAGCAAAGGAAGCCCAGATGAAATCCCATTCTGAACTCATCCAAGACATCCTTAACGATGTGAGGAGCAAGGCCGCCTCTCTCGAAAGGGAGAGGTGTGCCGAGCTTGTCCAGCAACTCGCAGACGGAACGGAAGATCAAGTTATCACTGGTATTCTTAATGAGGTCGTTACGGCCATTAGGAGATTACCAGATGCCAACTGATATTCAGATTCCAGAAACCAAATGGTCGATGCTTGTTTGGAGAACAACAAAGGAGTTACCACGCAACGATGAAAAAGTTCTTATGGATATTGGCGGTGAGGTTTGTGTCGGTCGTTTCGTTGATGGCTCGTTTGTGTCTCGAAGCTGGGGACATAGTGAAAACGATGTTCGGCTTTGGGCATCGTGGCCAGTTGCACCCAAATGGTAATTTCCCTTTTATACATCGGGAAACTTTTGTGGGAGTTATTCGTTGTAGGAATTGGCTTATTAGCCACGTTTCTTACGATGGTATTTCTGGCAGGGATATTGTTGGATTTAGTAAAAGATATAATCGAAAGGATTAAAAAATGAGCGTTAAAAGATTAAGTTTATTAGATGAGTTTCACGCAGTAATCAGCAGAAGGTTAAAGGATTTATTTAAGCGATTGAGTCACGCCGAAGTGGAGAACTTTAGGGACATAATCAATAACCTAGATTACTCCCATCGTATCACTAAAGAGCTATTGAAGAAGGCAAAGGAATTTCAACGGCGGGACATAGAGGCAAAGAAAAAATGAAGTTGCCTTGGATAAAGTTTTATCCGGGTGACTGGCTTTCTGACGAGGCTTTGCGTGCTTGCTCCGTTGAGGCTAGGGGATTGTGGGTCGATATGATTTGCCTAATGGCCAAGTCAGAAATTCACGGCCACTTGCTTATCGGCGGCAAGCCAGCACGAGCCGAACAGATAGCACGAATTGTTGGCCTTTTGCCCCAAAGGGCTATGGAATTGATGGATGAATTGAATGCATCAGGCGTGTTCAGCTTCCACCAAGAGACCATTATTTCACGCAGAATGGTGAAGGATGAGCAGTTGCGTAAGTCAGACGCAGTTAGGCAGATGCGAAAGCGTCACGGCGATGTCCAACCGATGTCCAGTGAATGTCCAGAGAAAATCACGGGGCAGAAGCTAGAAGCTAGAAGTCAGAAGCTAGATAATACAAGGACGCAAGTGCGTCCCATTCGTGCGGATTGGATTGCTTACGCAAAAGAGATCGGATGGTCAGGGGCAGATGTGGAGGGAGCTTTTGATTACTACGAAAGCAACGGATGGAGGGTCGGAGGCAAAGCACAAGTCAAAGATTGGAAAGCGTGTGCCAGAAATTGTCAGCGGAGAAACCAACAACCAAAAGGAAACCAACCAATGAGAAAACCAATTAAGTCGGGGTGCGAGTCCCCACCAACATATAAACTTATGGGCTATGCCAGTCGTGAGGACTGGGTGAATGCGGGGTGTCCATAATGAACCACCCACAAGAGCTAGTCCTAGCGGCCACAATTCACCGGGTCAAAATCTGTGAGGACAAGATTAAGGAGTTCGAGCAAATGGTATCCACACTCACTTCCCAGATGGCTCAAAATCGAGCAGAATTGGCCTCTAAAGGGCTTGCAAGCCTAGTTATGGGGACAACTACCCCACTAGACATTCCAAAAGAGCTGGTGCCTACCTATGGAAAGCACAGGGCTAGAGGCAATCGTAGCCACTCGATTGTTAAAAAGCGTTGGGAGCTTTGGAAGGCTCAACACGATTCTGGTCTTTCAATCCAAGAGATTGCGAAGGCTTGGGGATGCCATCATACGAGCATACTTAACGCAAAGAATAGAAACTTCACACCACGCAAAGCAACTGGGAGGAACAAAAAATGATAGCCTTATTAGAAGCAGAGCAATTTGAGTTGCCATTCGTACGGACAACTCATCCAGTCAAAACCGAAGGCCACGACCAAAACGCCAGAATCCTAGCCCACCTAAAGGGAGGCCGCACCCTCACTGCTCTGGAAGCATTGGAATGGTTCAAATGCTTCCGTTTGGCAAGCCGAGTGTGCGACTTGCGGAAGGCTGGCTATGATGTGCAGAAGCGAACCATCAAGACGAACAGCGGTAAAAGCGTAGCTGAGTATTATTTAACAACTTAAAAATCCAATTTGCATTAACAAATAGTGAAACCAAGTTAAGAACTTGATGAACGAAACCTACACAACGCCAGAGGCCAAGGCACAAGGCATCCTTACCGACCGTTACCCCGGCAAGGAACTGGAAAAACTTTATGCTACGACTCGCAATCAAGCCACGATTGATATGCTTCGTGATGCTGTGTTCACTTTGATTACTAACGAGATTCCAACTTGCACGATTGCCGAGGTGCTGAAGAAAACACACGGAGCAATCCAATACCATTTGAGATATTTAGAGGGCAGGGGCAAAATCAAAAGGCCGAACAAGCGATGCCATTGGACGGAGGTGAAGCGTGAAGATTAACAAGATGGAACGGAAAGAAATCGAGGCACAGATCGACAAACTCAATACCCCGAATGACAACGAGCAA